AAATTTGCTCCAGATTGATTGATTAAATTGTAATCATGTTGAGCCATTAGCTACCCTTTTGTTGTTTATAAATTTTACTTTTATTAATTGATTTACGCATATATATTTTTAGTTTGTGTTGTCTACAGTTACTGTTAAACCAATTTGAGTGTAGTTTTGGTTGCCATTAAATTTAACTCTGAAATAAGCAGTGCTGGCACCAGATGCAAAGCTTAAAGTACCATTGTATAAAAGCGTGTAACCTCTAAAAGTACCAGCCTGGATTGTAAAAACCTGGCCTGTAGCATCTGAATAATTAGATCCATCTGTTGAAAACTCAACAACCATGTTTGCAACATTACCTAAAATACCCTGGACATAGGCCACAAATGATCCGCCAGATCTACAATTGGTTATGGTAACTGGCACGCAAGTATGAATGCCGCTTGATCCACTGTTGCCAGAAGCAAGGTAATTAGAATTTACCCTGGTTAAAGGTACGGCTGTATTGTCGTGGTTATAAATTTTACTTGTTACATCTGCAAAATATTTTACGGCCAAAGTATCAACATCAATCTTTGTTCCAGATAAATTGGTGATCCTGGCGTTGTCAATAAATACAGTTCCACCGCTGACAATAAAGGGGCTAACACTTGATCCAGAGCCGTTATCAATTTGAAAAGTATCAGCTAAAAATGAAACAATGCTTGTTGCACCAGAACCAGAAGATGCGTTAGATCCTAAAACCATTTGTGCAACTTTGCCAGCTGCATTGGTTTTTAAAACAAAACCAGCAGAAGCGTTGCCGTTAACATTTGATATGGCCGTAGCGTTTGTAGTTACAGAGGAAGATACGCCACTTACAGTTGATGTTAACGAAGTTATATCGCCTGCTAAAGCAGTATCTGCATTGGCCCTGGTTGTTTGCTCGGTGCTTATTGCTGAGGTATTGCCACCAACAGTAGAGGTTAAGTTGGTTATGGCAGTTGCATTGGCAGCTGTATTGGTTGTTAAAGTAACAATGTTGCTTTGTGCTGAGGCAATGTTTGTTGTGTTAGTGCCTACAGTTGAATTTAAAGAATTATACAAAGTAACTAGGGATGAATCTCTGGCCTTTTCCCAGCCATTGTTTGCTGCATTTCTTACATAAATCTGGTTGTTATCGTCTGTATCTGCCCATAAATCCTGGGCCTGTAACGCATCGCCATTTACCCTAGTGCTTGGTGCTGAGGTAGCTTTTATCAATTCAGTTGAGCTGGCACCACCAGCATTAATTGCGGCCACTAAATCTGTACCAGCTTTTGATAAAGTAACAGCTGCATTTTTTATATCAGCCGTATTTACTGGCTCTGTTGTAATACTAAAAGTTAATGTTGCAGGATCTGATTCAACGCCCAAAGTATTTATTGAGCTTACACTAGCAACATAGCTATTGCCTTTAGGTAAATAATTAAGATCTGCATTATTAGTATCTACAATTTTATTGGTTAATTGATTCCCAGAACTATCAACAATATTTACTCTAAAAGTGTAATCTGGAAAATCTGTTGGTTCAGTCCAGGACAAAAAAGGCCTGGTAGTTGAGCTAGATCCGCTGTCTGTAAAAGCTAAACCAGTTGGGGCTTTAACAGCAAAAGCTGAGGGCAAGTTTGATAATTTTTCTACTGCTTCTTGCGGTGGCACTTCCCAGGTATAAACATCAAAATACTCTATTAAGCTAACAGCAACCAATCCATTAGATTGCAATTCTAGGGCCTCAACCCTACAAACTTTGCCGCTAAAACCTAGGCCAGCGTATGTTAGATCTACAATATCTCCAACATTTAACTTATACATTTCTGGCGTTCCCATAAACTGTATTGTTGTTTGGTTTCTGCTCCTGGTTAAAATTGCTTTAGCCATGTTGTAAGCAATATAAGGATCTGTAACTAAAGGAAACTCAGCTTTTATTTCTAACACTTCACCACCATCATCGGCTGTGAATGGTGATGCAGAATGTAAAACTGTGGCAGTGTCTAATTCATATTTTTTATTGGCATTAAAAAATTCAACTATAACTTTATTGGCCTTTTTATCCTTATTGCCATAATCAACACCTATACCAGATTCAGCAATTATGTGATTGTCATTAATGCTAAATGTTGATGAGCCTGTATCTTCAATTGATAATTCATATACGCCATCTATGTACAAAAATATGCCTCGCATATTTGCCAAAAGTTCTTTTGCGTTGTCCATGACATTTTTATTTGTATCAACATAGCCATTGCAATGAAATCTTTTGACTTTTAATAAAGATGTTCCGTTCTGTGAGGAATAAGTTGCTCCAAGCGTGCCGTTAAAATACACATGGTATTTTTCAAGATCATCAAAATATTGTGTTCTTTGCACTTCTGTTATTTGTATCTGATCTACTACTGTGTTGCTGGCCTGGTCTTTTAAAACCAACATTTCTCCAGGCTTATTTTGCCACCAAACAGTATTTGCACCGCTGCCAGTAATGTTTATAAAGTTATCTCCAGAAGTTCCATCCCAGGTAACGCTTTTTGCAGATCCATTAAAATATGGTTGATCTACTTGGGTATCACAAACATTTGCAGCTGCTGTAAAAGTTGACATATTAATTTGTGCGGATGTTAAGCCTTTGCCATATTCATTGTTTGTAATGTAATCAAGAAAACATAAAGCTGGATTGTCTGAATGTTTGTAAGTAGAAACAGTGCCAAATGTTTGGTTGGAATCTCTGGGATCAAAAACTTTTTTACCTCTTACTTGCACTGTCAATTGTGGCACTCCTCGCCACATTCCTTCTTTGTCATAGCCGTAATGAGCCGCTATGTAGCAAATACCATCGAGCCTATGTGCTGTTGTCCAATTTGGCATAGATGCAACAAGCATAGGATCTGCTGTTTGTGATGCAGCCCCATGATGTAAATTCATAACATACCTATACTTAGCAGTTGGATCTGTTCCAAAAGTACCAGCTGTAAGATTTAAACTATTGGTGCCATTTTGTGTAACTGTATTTAAAGATCCAGAGCCAGAAGATATATTGTCTGAACCTATATAACCGCCATTTCTAAATCTTGCAGAATCAGTTAATGGGTTGCCGTCTAGCTCTATTGTTCTGCCTAAAATTTCATCACATTCACCAACTGACAAAGCATAAACAACATACATATCTCTGGAATCATTGTCTGAAACATCCATGTAAATAATTTGCGCTCCAACCCTTCTTGTTCCATAGATAAGACCAATTTTGCCACCCATAGAAGTTTTGTTTGCTAATATGTCTTGGCCTTTGGCAAGCATTGCCCTGGCCTGCATAAACCCTTTAACACCTACAACTAAAGTCGCTGCTGTTAATGCAACCTGTATTTGTGTTATTAGTTTGGCCTCGGCAAAGAGTGCAAAAGCAGCTTTAAAAAATTCACCAACAGCAGCAAAAAAATTCATTACATACCCCACCTAACATCTTCTTTTACTTGGCCAGCAAATTCTAGGCCTCTATCGCCAGTGCTAAAAGTTTGTTGTGATTCATCTGAGTAATGCCTGCCTTTAGTTAAATTCCAATTTGCCCAATGACTAGCAACAACCATAGATAAATTTGAGCTGTTTATATTTTCGTTAATAGATACATTTCTTATTTGACCAGTAAAAAAACTAATTGCACCTACAATGCTTTCGTTTGCATCAAAATAAGCTAAATAAACTTCTGCTGTTTTGTCTGTAAATTCTCCGTTTTGCACCAGGGATCTAACTTGATCTGTTATGTTTGAAAAACCAATGTTTATTTCATTTACTTGCAGTTGGCCAGTTTCAGTTGTTCCATCTACTGACAAAAAAGATCCACCAGCCTCATAAGTATTAGAATCATAAGAAACATTTGTGTACCAATCTGTTAGCCTAATTACTGTTGATAAATTTAACTCAACCAAAAAAGCTGTCTTGGTTGCAGTTGCTGATACCTGGTTTTGTATGGCTGTTGATAAACTTCTTGGCATTATGTAATAGCCTCTCGCACATCAAATGAAATGCTGTAAAAGCCACTGGCATTAGTTACATACATAATTTCATTGCTGGCAAGATAAACAGTGTAGCTAGGCTTATTGACTGTAACGGCCTCGTTGTTTGCTAGGGCTGCCACTAAATTTGGCGATATGCTTATTGTTGCAGCTCCAGCTGTAGCATTAGCATTGGCCGTAACCATGTATACCTTTGTATGGCCTGCAAATTTTATTTTATCGCCAGCTTTAAGAACTCCAGTAGTTTGTGAAAAACCATCCATGGCAATCGTATTATCACCAGCAACATGGGCCGCATTAACCAATATATCTGTTTCAGATTTACTGGATCCTAAATTATCTATAGGCTCTACAATTGTAAAATCTTCAAAAGAGCCTTTTTGGTTTTGTAAAAATGCAAATACTTCCTGGCCCTTTTCTTGTTGCATGGGTGGCATTTGCACTGTGAATGAAAAATATTGGGATCCAATTTGTCTAACTTGTTTGCGGCCAGATAAAGTCTGGTTAACAAGTGTTGGAGTTTCGCCTTTAAAATTTATGGTACTAAAATTTGGATCTGTTGGAAATTGACCAGCCATTTATACAACCCCCATTTTGCCTTGATTGTTCATGGCGTTATTTATTATTGAAGTAATTAAGCCTTTTCTTGATGTTAATAACTGATCGAAACCAGCCGCATCAACTGTAGAAATATTAAAATTGACTGTTGCTGGTGCATTGTTGCCCTGGCCTTTTGTATGATCTATAACTGTTTCGTTTGGATGTAGTATTGCTGGAAAACCGCCTTTGCCATCTACGCCACCTGCCCTGGCACCCATTCCTGTAAATCCCCCACCATCAAAATTAAGGCTGCTGAAAAATTTGGATGCACCGCCAGTTATTCTTTTAATTATTAATTCTTGTATAGCAATTCTTAATAACTGCTCAATTACAAAATTAGCAAAATCTTTAAATCCAGATTTACCAGTTTTTAATGTGTTAATAATTGAATCTTCAAATTTTTTCATTGATTGAACGGCAACTTTGCCTAGTCTTTCTTCTACATCACCAAGAGCAGTTATGTAGCCATCTAAAGCTGCTTGTACAGGATTTGTTTTTGTATCTTCTCCGCCATTATTTAATATAGCTCTAATCCTAGCTCCAACTTTGCCGCCCAATTCCATAACGCCTTTTAATCTTTCCATTAGCATTTCTATTGGTGCATTGTCTTTACTTAACGCATCCATAATTCCCTGTGTTTCAGCATTTAACAGAGCCATTTTGTCTTGTAATTCAGTTAAACTTTTTGTGGTTACCTCAAATTCTAAAACACCTGTTCTTTCTCCTATTGCTAATAAGCTACCTAAAATATTAATTAGACTTTCTTTCATTGGATTTATTATTTGGCGATTTAATTTGTTCATGGTGTCATTAAAAGCCTCGGCACTTCTAATACTATCTTCGCTAAATATACCTGTAGCAGCTGCGGCCATATCTTCCATTGCAGCAGTTCCCTGTATGGCCATAACAGTGTTTTTAACACCAGCCCTACCAAACACATCCGCAAAAAAAGCAGCCTTCTTATTGGCCTCAGCAACATTGTCTGTGGCTCTAAAAAAGTCCATAAATAATTTTTCAGTAGATTTTAATTTGCCATCCGAATCTCGCAATGAAACACCCAATGTTTCCAGGGCCATCTTAGCCTCACCAACACCAGTTGCAGCTTCACCAGTCATTTTGGCAAAAACCATCATAGACTTATTAAATTCTTCTGTGCTTAGGCCAGCTTGTTCAGCAACAAATTGATAGCGTTGTAAAAATTCAATATTTACACCAATCGCATCGGCAGTTTTACCAATAGCATCTGCCATCTCTAAGGTGTCATTTGTAAAACTAACAAGTTGCCTAACAGCAAAGACACCAGCAAAAGCCCCAGCCAATTTCTTCATAGCACCAGAGGTTCTATTAATACTATTGTTAACAGAATTAAATCCGCCCTTAGTATTGTCCTTGGCGTTTATTCTTAAATTGTAATTAGTTTTTGCCATCGTTTATTTGCCTATTTTTTTCTTCTATGTAAGCCAACCAGCCTTCATACTCGGATAAGGTTAATTTTTCTTCCAATTCTTGCACTGTGCAATGCAACAGTTCAGCTAAATAATACTTTGCAAATAAGTCCTTATCCTTAACTACTTTTTTGCTAAATTTTCTTCGTCTGGCGTTCCCATTATTTCCATGGCAACTCTAGCAAGAACATCTTTATCAACGCTGTGCATCATTGCGTGTTTATCTGAAAGATCAAAAACTTTTTCACCCTCAGAATCTAAGGCTTTGTATATCAAGCAATAGGCCATTAATGCCACATCATCATCTTTTGCTAATTTTTGCAATTTAGACATTTCTGCAAGCGTTAATGGCTTTGCATATACTTTTAATACCTGCTCTCCTTCGCTCCACTCTGGTATTTTGATTTCCCTAATTCCTAGAGAATCAAAATGTGCTTTTGCCTTATCTATCACTGACATTTTTATACTGTTGTAATAGTTAATGCTCCACTACCCTGGAAGCTAATACTTGCCTCTACCAATCCGTCATGCGTACCAGATACTGTTTTACCAGTAATGATTGCAGAACCGCTATAGTAAGTATCGCCACTTGCAGAACCTTCTGGGTATAAGTTAAGTGTTATGGTTGAACCAATACTCATAGCCACCTGGCCAGCTGTATCTGTCTCATCCCAATGACACTCAACAGATCCAGAAAAGGATGTAAGTGAAGATTCAAATGTTTTAGCAGCATCGCCCATTGATGTGGATTCTATTGTGTCCGCAGTTTCATCAATTGAATATGATTTAACCTCGGCCACAGTTGCTGTGCCAACTTTTACCAGGCCTTCTGAGCCTTTATGAATTGCCATTTTCTTTTACCTCGGCTTTCGCCTGTTTTTTAGAAGAAGATTTAATTTCCTGGGCTGCTTCTTCCTTCCAACCCTTTTTTTGTAAATACTCAACCCTTGTAGGATGTGCATTTATAAAACTTGTACCATCTGGGCTAATCATTTTCATAATTTACTCCTGGTTAAACTGCCACATCTGGATTTTGTTCCTGGACATAGTAGCTAGTTAAAAAAACCAAAGTTGCGAAGGCTAAAGGCCTTTCTCCCTCTGCATTAAATTCAATTTCAGTAGATTCTATGTAGCAATCTTTAGCCTTCCCAGATAATGTAGGATCTGCTGCAATTGCTTGTTCTACCTCTTTACAAATAGTGTCCAAAGTATCTTCAAAATTAGTTGTGCTTTTAACATAGGCCTCAACATTTAGGCTAAGGATTCTTTCACTTGTTCTGTTTGGGCCAATCTCTATTGGCTCGCTATCTTCGGATTTTGTATAAACCAAAACTGCTGGCAAGTTGCCATCCTCTAAAGGGTAAACCCTGGAATTAAATACATTAGATCCAGTGGTTGTTAAACCTGTTAGTTGTGTAACAACTTGATTGCGGATCTGCTGCCTAACATGATCTGCCATTAGCTAGCCTCTAATACTAAGGCAGTGAAACCTTTGTTGTCTTTTTGCACATTTACAATTTTATAATTGCTTGCCGCTTTCAAAATATTGCCATCAACATCTTTGTATGCACTGACGGCCAAGGTGTCTCCCTGGGAAACATTTAAAATATCTACGGATCTGCAATATGCAATAGGCGTTGCGGATTCAACACCAGATCCATCATCAAGTTCTAAAAATTCTTCGTTCAATAT